ACTCATCCTCCGCACTTGATCATTACCAGATTAACGGGTAAAAAACTGCTGTCAATCTGGGAATACCACCTTATTTGATAGCATGTTTCGCGTGGATGGGAGGACCGATGGAGAACTATATTGGCGATAGTTGCGCGAAATCATCAACGCACTTGATAAACGCAGCTCAAACGCTGAAAACGCTCCTAATCTCGTCTGCGCTGGGAAGAGTTTGGGAAGAATCGGCTCCAAAACGCTGAATTTTAGCGGTTTCTGCCGCCAAATCGCGCTCGTGAATCCTTGCGTATATGTCCATCGTTGTCGTTATGTCGCTGTGCCTTGCCATCTGCTGAATAGCCTTGATGTTCATGTCGCTCATGCAGAGATACGAGACGAACCAGTGGCGCAGATCGTGGGGGCGCGGGTCATCGAAGCCAAGCTCGGAACCGAGCTTCTTCCATGCCCTGTTGAGCGTTGAGTACGATTCCTGCTCATATATAAGATTGGTCGATACGTACGTTTCGGGCGTTTGCGTCAGTTGAAGCGCCTTCATGTTGTTTGCCTGCGTCACGCGCCACATGGCGAGCATATCGGCAAGCGTGTCTATCATCGGGAGCGTTGCGTTCGCCGCCTTGCTCTTCGTCCCCTTGATCGTTATGAAGCCGCCCTGAATGTCCTTCCATTGCACAGCCAACGCTTCGTTTGCTCGGCAACCAGCGAGCAGGGCGAGCAGCAGAGCCATACAACGAGGGTCTTGCTGATCGTATATGTCGTAAGCCAAACGCTCGAACTGCTTAACGCTTATGGCGTTGACCTCTCGCTGATCCTTCTTCACGCTTGAATACCCTGCAAATGGGTTGCGGCTTGCGTAGCCTTTGGGGATCGCAAAGTGCGTCATCATGCCAGAGAGCGCAGAGCAGTATATGTTGATGGTGTTACCGCTGTAGCGCCTTCCGCTAAGCGTCTTCCCATCTATCCAGCCTTTGACCATATCGACAACGTGCTTGTCGGTGATCTGCGACACGGGCAAGGCTCCGATACAATGGCAGACCGCCTTAACGGCACATTGGCGGGAGTACCGCGCATTTTCGGAAAGCTGGTGGAACGGATCGGCGGTATTAAGCCAAAGCTCGCAGCATTGGCTGAGCGTCATCTTCTTCGATTCTGCGTGGCTCATCCCGAGCAGCTTGCGCTTGAAATCCTCGCGAGCTTGAACGGCTTCGGTGTAGCTTCCGTGAAAGGTCATCGCCCTTTGGGCATACTTTCCCGTGGCAGGGTTGATTCCTACGCTTATCTTGATCTTCCATTTGCGGCATTTCGATTTAGGCTTGTCCTCCATCGCGTATATGCCGCCCATGCCCTTCGTTCTCATGGCAGCCGCCTTTCAGCTCATGATGCCGTACTCTGTTCTTTCGCTTATCGTCTCCCAGCCTTCATCGCCGTCTACTTGCCTGTACTTGAGCGCGTATATCGAGTATCCGTTTCTGTTGGAATCGAACTCGAGCATGTACCCATCACGCTTGCGCCAAAGCACGTACTGCCCGTTTTCGAGGCTTCCGTCCTGCGTGTACCTCGTTGTTAACTGCATCGTGTCCTTGTTGTCGTAGGTGCACGGCGCGTCCTCGCCTGTAGGCACGCTGCATTCCACATAGCATTCGACAGGGCACCTTGGGGGGTCTCCGTATGGCTCTGGCGGAATCGCTTTGATAACGCCGAACGTGTAGTGGAACCTGCTCTTGTCCTTGTAGGACGGTCCAAGCACGCAGGCTTCCTTCATGATTCGTCCGTACTCGTTCGAGGGCCAGCCGTCCGTTGCGCGATCAGCTTGAGAGAACACGTACCAAGAGTGCAATATTGCCTGCATGTTTCTGGTGTAGTTCGGCTCTTCGAGGTCGCACCACTCGCTTTCTTCGACTTCGCCGGTTGCCTTGTCTATTCTTCGGCGTACATGATAGCTGACGTTGCAGAAGTCGAACCCGCACGGCGCAACAGGCTCAAGCGTCCTGATTTCATCGAACGTAAGGAACTCGTATCGCTTTTGTTCGCTTTGCGAAGTCGGTTCCTCCTGTGGCCTTGCGTGCTTTGCATTGATGACGTTTCTCTCCCCGAACCTTTCGAGCAATCCCATGTCTGAGACTCCTTTATAACCGAACGACCGCGTACACGACCTTGCCGAGAATCCTGACCTCTGGCGAAGATTGGTCTGTGGCATCGATGATCCTCCGCTTGTGGGACGGATTGGTGCTGTCAGGCTCAAGCACGATGAATCCGTCCATCTTCTTTATGCGCTTGACGGTAGCGTCATCGCCGTTGACCTTCACCAGCGCAACATCCCCGCTTTGAGCGTCAACGTGCGTATCTATCAGGGCGTACGACCCATCGGTTAGGACGTTGTTCATCGAATCGCCCGTTATCTGGATGAAGTAGTTCCCCTTTTTGCAATACTCTTCTGGGCATGGGATCGACCCGCAGTCAAGCTTGAACGCTGGGCATGGCTCGCCAGCGTATGCGGCTCCGATGATGGGAAGCGAGCCAGAAGCGGCAATGGGCTTTATCTTGCCATCAAATCCAGCAAGGCGCGTTTTGGCGTAATATCCATCGGAGTATCCGAACAGATCGTTCTCCGTGACGTTGAAAACGCTGCAAAGTTGCTCGATCGCGTCTTTGCTGTTCGGACTTGTTCCCCTGTTCTCCCAATGGGAAACGGTTGCAGTTGTTATATCGAGTGCAGCGGCTAGCCTTGCCTGCGTCATATTCCTATCTTCGCGAAGAGCGCGGAGGTTCTTCCCGAAGTTGCTGTTTCGTGCCATAGGGTGTCCTTTCTTTCGCCCTATATACATTTTAGTTTTTATAAAAAAGTTTTGCATAAACCAAAAATATATATTTACAAACTTAAATGTATAAAATAATATATACATCAACGAAAGGAACCCAACCGAAAGGCGGCAGCGAAGATGATGAACGCAGATGACATCAAAAAGGGCATCGAGTGCATGAAGGCTCAGAAGAAGAGCCTTGAGAAAGAGATGATTGATCTTAAAACGCACCTGGTCAGGGGCATTTACGACATGGGAAGCGAGGAGCTTATCATGGTTGCAAACAGGATCGCATACCTTGAGAAGCGAATCGAAGCGGGACGGGCGAAGATCGATCTTGCTGAGCTTATCGTCCGCTGATTTTTTTTGCACTCGATGTATACAAAAACGTATACAACAGTCAGTTAGCCGATGAATGGGCGGCTGCAAGCCGTATTAGAAGCGGGGATTTGGAACACACCGCAGCCGTTCATTCAGCGCCTAACGGCGGCGCTAAGCGCCTACGGGACTAAACACTTCTCCTAACCAGCGGATTCTTGCTAACCCTCCACCCGTAGGCGCTTTTAGAAAACAAAACGACAGACAGAAAGGAGTACGAATGGACGAATGCGAGCATTACGAGAAGCGCGTTCTGCGGTATTGCGGATTCACGCCTACTAAGATGGCTCGAATCCTCGGTATCTCGCTTCCAACGGCAACGGCGAGGTTCAACGACCCGTCAACCATCAAGGCTGACGAGCTGAAGCTTATGTTCGAGGAGCTTCACGATGATGACGCTAGGGAGATGTTCCTATCGATCATCGGAAAAAGGAGCGCATGATGCGCGAAATCCAGCGATGGAGCAGAGCCGAGGACGCTGTTATCAGGCGCTATCGGGATCAGGGAGCTTACAGGATTCGCAAGCAGCTTCGCACCATGTGCGGCACGGATCGAACGATTGAAGCGATCCGCATGAGGGCAAGCCGCAAGGGCGTATCCCTTGCCAAATACAGGCAATGCGATGTTTGCGGCGCTGTTCTCAACTCGCACAACAACAGCGGCAAATGCCCCGACTGCAACCTTGCAGACCGCATAGAGAACATGCAGCAGCGCAAGCGCCACCTCGAATCGCTTGAGCGCAAGGAAGCCGATACCGAGCTAAGACGCATATACAACGCAGAGCGCCAGGCGGTGCGGCGAATGGAAAACCGCCTGAAAAAAAATTCCGAAAAAAATACGGCGCTTTGACCAGGCAATTAACAGTTTTTGTAACGGAAATTCACGTTTCCAACACACAAGAAAGGACGAAGAAAGATGGAAAAGAAGATCACGAAGAAAATCCGCAAGAAGGTCGCAGAGTGCATGAGTGAATCGATCGATGCAGTCGAGGTCATGCGAGTTTCGGAATCTATCGGAATCACCGCTGACGCTATCTATGCGGTTCCTGGCGATGCTGTTCATCTTGCGAAAATCATCGTTCTTGGCGAGGACGAGGAGATTGACGATGAGCGATTAAACCGTATCGCTTACGGTCTTTGGGTTTCCGTTGACGCGCTTGAGGAATGCGGCATCCACTTCGGCGGCGATGTCTACTGCACAACCGTCCTTGTCTGGCTCCGTACTGATGGGAGCATCGCGCATGTTGCGATCATCGCTAAAGGAATGTAGCGATGGCAACGCGACTTTACACGCCGCCTGAGCTGGCGAAACTGCTCAACGTATCGGCTAAGACGATCAGGGAGAGTTGCGCGGCTGGGAGGATTCAAGCCTACGACTTCGGGGACGGAAGCTCCGTCATGTGGAGGATTCCGTTCGATGAATCTGAGATGAAGAGCATCGGAAGGAGGAACGCAAAATGCGCCTATACGAAGGAAAGGCTCCGCGCCAACGCACAGCAAAACCGATGATGCGGAAGCCTAACCCACACGGCAATCATACCACCGCAGCAGCAGCGGAAAGGGAATTGATGGCTTACGTGACGATCTTCTTCCTTGCCTTTTGGGCGATGGTTCTGCCCGAGTTCATAGCGGCAATCGGCAAGACCATCTTCGGATAAACAGAGCCAGAAAGAGAGGTAAAGGCATGGAAGAAGCAAAGATCATCGAGAACGATCTTGCGTTGATCGAGATCGACACAGGCGAGGTAACGAGCCTGATCCTCGGCATGGATGCCGAGATAAGGAACTGCTCGGACATTGTAGCCGAGCTGAAAGGAAGCATCGACCAGCTTCCAGAGATGCAGACGGAGGACGTTAAGCGCATCGCAACCGACATCAACGGGCATCTGAAACACGCAGATGAAGCGCGCAAACGCTTCAAGCGCGAGTGGAAGAAGCCGCAGGACAAGGTTGAAGCGGCTTTCAAGCAGGCGATTGAGCCTATGACCGAGCTTGTCAACGCCTACAAGGGCGAAGCGGCTAAACGCGATCAGCAGATCAGGCAAGAGAGATATGAGCTGCTCTGCGAGTTTTACGAAGCCGATGCGCCAACGCTTGCGGCACTTGTCCCGATCGAGCGTTTCGGGATCGTCAGAGACAAGATGAGCATTGCGAAGTCTTGGAGCCTGATAAAGGCGCAGGAGAAGCTTCACGCGCTGCTTGTGCAGGCGCTGAGCGATTGGGCGGCGCTGAAAACAAGTCACCTTGCGTTCGAGAAGGAAGCGGAAGCGGAGTTTTTTCGAACCCTCAGCCTACAGGCGGCGCTGAACCTCAACGCCATGAGGGAAGAGGAGCAGGCGCGGATCGACCAGCTCAACGCAGAGATGGGCGTTGCGCCAGAGCCGGAGCCGATGCCAGAACCAGAACCGCAGCAAGAGCCTATGCCGCAGGTTCAGCAGCAGGAACAGCCACCGTGCGAAGAAGAGCCTAGGAGCTTCACGATCACATGCAGGATGACGGAATGGCAGAAGCAGCAGGTCATCGGCTTTTTGAAATCAATCAGCGTATCAGGAACGATCAGGGAGGTTCGCGATGAACCAGCTATCTAAAAGCTATGAAGCAAACGGGCAGTCGATTACCCTCACGGCGCAAGACGTGATCGACTACATCTGCCCACTTGCAACGCCAACGGAAGTGAAGATGTTCCTAGAGATGTGCGCTGCTTACGGCTTGAACCCGTACGTAAAGGACGCTCACCTGGTCAAATACAAGGCTAACTCGCCTGCAACGATGGTCGTGGGGAAAGATTTCTACACAAAGACTGCGGCGAGCAACCCGACATTTGACGGAATGGAAGCGGGGATTTCCGTCATCGGAACCGATGGGTCGTTCCACAGGCGCGAAGGCTCGATGCTCATGCCGGGCGAGCAGCTTGTGGGTGGCTGGGCAAAAGTCCACATCAAAGGGAGAAGCGTTCCGAGCTTCGATGAAGTCGGTTTCAACGAGTACGCAGGGAAGAAGTACGATGGCTCGCTCAACCAGCAATGGGCATCAAAGCCAGCAACGATGATCAGGAAATGCGCGGTTGTCCATGCCCTGCGCGAAGCCTTCCCCGCCAACTTCGCGGGACTTTACGACAGCGCGGAGATGGGGATCGAGCCAGAGGAGATTCCAGCTGCGACAGCACAGCAGACTGCTACAGAGCAAGAGCAAACTTACGAAGAGACTTTCTAAAAGGAGACAGAGCCAATGGCAATCAACAAGGCAACCATCACGGGCAACATCACCCGCGATCCTGAGCTTCGACAGACGCAGGGCGGCACAAGTGTCCTCACAATCGGCGTAGCGGTGAACGATCGCCGCAAGAACCAGCAGACGGGGGAATGGGAGGATTACCCAAACTTCATCGACTGCACGATCTTTGGGAACCGCGCAACGGGCGTTGCCCCTCACCTGGAGAAGGGCATGAAGGTAGCGATCGAAGGCAAGCTCAACCAGTCGCGCTGGCAGGCTGAGGACGGAACCAACCGCAGCAAGATCGAGATCATCGTTGACGAGATCGAGTTCATGAGCCGCCAGCAGGGACAGACCGCGAGCAAGCCAGTACAGCAACAGCCGCAGCAGTTCGCCCCTCAAGCGGCACCGCAGCCTATGCAGCAACAGCCTATGCAGCAGTTCGCCCCTCAGCCTATGCAGCAGCCTATGCAGGCGGCACCAGTGCAGCAGGCTATGCCGATGATGCAGCAGCAGGCACCGCAGCAGGTGGCGAGCATCTATGACGAAGATATTCCGTTCTAAGGGCGGGGATTGATCGTTTACGGGCGGGGTTGCGCTGGCTGCCAGACAATCCCGCAATCAATCCAACCTTTGCAGGCTAAGGAGCTGCCAGGGACGATGCGACACGGCAATGTCATTGCCTACAGGGTATACGGATGCCGCTGCATCGAATGCCAGAAATGGCAGCGAAGGAACAGGAAGGAGGGCAAGCGATGGAAGAGAACGTGATCGGGAACAGCTTTACGTGGTTCAAGCGGTTCAACGGGCAGATAGCCGAGATGACCGAGGAGGAGCAGTTCGCCTTCATTCCCGAAGTCGTTCTCTGGGCGGCTTTCGGCAGGGAACCGAGCTTCATGAACGCTAATGGAGATCAAACGGCGCGTTATCTAAAGCAGGCTTTCCTGGGGATGAAGAGTGACCTGGACAACTCGATCAGGTCGCAGAACCGCAACACTGGCGGTGCTCCCAAGAAGAAGAAAGCGAGTGGGAAGAAGAAGGAGACGGGTGGCGATAACCCCCCTACAGAACCCCACTACAGAACCCCCCTGCGGAACCCCCCTCGATAACCCCACTGCGGAACCCCACTACTATTCCCTAAACCAAACTAAACCAAACCAAACTAAACCAATCCAAGAGAAGAAAAGGGAATCCAAGCCATCGTTTTCCCTTCAATGTTTGAAGGCTTTGAACGAGGAGCTTCGGGGCGTGGCACCAGTCGAGTTCACGCGCAACCCGAACGGCGAATACATCGCGAGCCTTGAGGGTAGATTCACGGTCGATGACGTACGCGAGATGGTGCGCTTCAAGCGCAAGGAATGGGAGGGAACCAAGTTCCAGCAGAACCTGAACCCAGGCACCCTGTTCTCGCCCGACAAGCTCGAAGGCTACGTAATCGCTTCGAAGATGAAGGAACCCGCGAAGAGCATCAGAGGAAGGAAGGTCATGGACGATGAGCTTGCAAGCTACGCTTCTTAGCAGCATCGAACGCTGCAAAGGCTTCTACACCCGCAACTCCGATGACGTTGAGCGCATCGAGCAGGACGAGCAGCGCATCAGGGCAGAGCAGCGCATCAGGGAGAGCGGAATACCGCGCGAGTTCGAGAGGGCAAACATCGCGAGCTGCCCACCTTCCGTTCTCGCGAACGCGCGGCAGGTTTACGCATGGTTCCTCGACAACCAGCGTCTAAGGCACCAGGGCAAGCGAACCCAGCCGTGGCACTCAAGCGACCTGCTGCTTGTCGGCAAGGTGGGGCGCGGCAAGACTTACGCAGCCTGTGCTTCGCTTGTTGCCTGCGCCCCAGTGTGCCGGATCAAGTTCGTCTCCTCGCAGCAGATAGCGGAGTGGGCGTGGAACCGCGACAAGGAGATGCTTAGCCGCTGCAAGGGCGTTGACTTCCTGGTGATCGATGACCTCGGGAACGAGGAGCCGAGGGGAATCCAAGCCGTGAAGGCGATCCTCGATTCCAGGCGATGCGAGCGACCCACGATCGTCACCACGCAGCTAACGCCAGACATCAGGAGCGAGCAGTTCGGCGATCTATACGGAGTTGAGACTGCCAAGGCTATGCAGTCAAGGCTCGCCCTGATGAAGAGCGTGAGCTTCACGGGCGCTGACCGAAGGAGCCGCCAATGAGGTTCGAGATCGACTTCACGCCCACGAAGCGCCGTCCGAGGATCAAGCGCAACGGGCAATCCTACGACCCGAAGGAGAACCAGCGCGAGAAGAGGGCGATGGTTGCGGCGTTCAAGGCTCAATGCGGCGCTGTGGTACCGCTAGAGGGCGCGGTTTCGGTGAAAGTGGACATCTACCGCCGAATGCCGAAGAACCGCCCCAAGAAGCTGCTCAGAGAGTTCGACACGTACAAGCCAGACGCAGACAACATCGCCAAGGCTGTGCTCGATGCGATGAACGGCTTGGCGTTCGTGGACGATTCGCAGGTCGTGAGCCTTACGGCAACGAAGCACGACCGAACGCACAGGGATAGCGACATAGTGTCGGTAGAGATAGAGGAGGTCGCGAGATGACACCAGCAGCGCAGGCTGAAGAGGAAGAGCGGGAGAGGATAGAGAGGGCGAAGAAGCTACGTTGCATCGACTGCGATTCCGCTAGGGCGTGGTGCGTTGGCGGGACGAACGTGCAGACAGGCTACTGCACGCTCAACGACATGCCGCTCTCGAGCAGCGAGCTGCAAAGCAGCCAATGGGATATGTGCGGGACTGATGCGCTGTGATTACTGACAACGCGAACATCTTCCCACACGCTGCCCCGTTCGATTGGAACAGGAACCCAAGGCGCGTGAGGTGCCCCGTATGCGGTAGGGAGTTCGAGCAGCGAAGCAGGAACAACGTCTACTGCACGAAGGAGTGCAGGAGCAGGCAGAAAGGAAGCCGATGAAGGCAAAGATCAAGTACCACGATGGTGCAAGCAGGATAGAGCGTCACGGCGCTATGTGGGACATGGCGGCAAGCGAGACGGTGACGTTGAGGAAAGGCGAGGTGAGGATCATTCCCCTGGGCGTGTCGGTGAAGCTTCCAAGCGGCTTCATTGGTGTTCTGGTGCCGCGATCCTCCACGTGCCTAAAGCACGGGATCATGATGGCTAACAGCGTTGGGATCATCGAGAACGAATACTGCGGTGACGGCGATGTGTGGGGTTTCGTTGCCTACGCGATCAGAGACACCGTGATCGAGCAGGGGACGCGAATCGCGCAGTTTATGCCATCGCCGTTTGTCCCCGACTGGGACGCGATCAAATTCGAGGAAGTCGAATCGATGGGATGCGCAGACCGTGGCGGCTACGGCAGCACGGGCGAGAGGAGCGTAGGAGCGAGCATTGCGGAAGGGCGCACGTTCCGCGACGCGAACGGCCTGGAGCTGCACGTCGGGGATTACGTGATCGACGAGCTCGGCGAGTGCTTCTGCGTCATGGGACTCAATAGGGAAGACGGCGCAACGGCGGCATACGCTGACCTCGGCAACAGCAGGACCTCGCTTGAGTGCGCCCCTTGCAAGAGCCTTGAACTCGACGAACGCCCGCACGACTGCGACGGCGTGCCCATCGAGGTCGGTGACGTGCTCTATCAGACGACCTTTGGAGGAAAGCCGATCGGCGACCCGATGGAGGTGGAGAGATACACCGGCAATGCGTTATTCGTCAAGGGTCTTGCGCTGCCGATAAACGCATGGTCGTGCACCCACCGCGAGCCCGACAGTTGGGAGAAGCTGGAGAAGGATGCGAAGAAAAACCCATGTCGCTACTTCGGGATGTTCGATGACCAAAGTGCCTCCTGCACAACATGCCCGCACGGCCCGTGGGCAACAGACCGAATCTGCGGAGAGGACATGAGGCTCGACCTGATAAAGCGCGCCAAGCGGCTCGCAGGGATCGAAGAGCAGGAGGGCGAGTGATGATTAGCGACGAAGAGCGCCGCAATATGGCAAGCAGCCTTCGCCACGATGCGGCATACGGTGAGGGCTCGCTCTACGAATGGTGGGGCAGGCTCCAGTTCATCGTCCTCGATGAAGAGGACTTCCCGAATCCAAGGGAAGTTTTCGAAAGGCTGGCTGACCTTATCGACCCTGAAAGAGGAAGCAATGAAGATTAACGACGAAGAGCGCATAGCTGCCGCTGAAGCCCTGCGAGAACGCACCAAGTACCCACTCGGCAAAAGCATGCAGCTGATGTTCAGCGAGACGCTTGGGCTGTACCGAACGAACATCTGCTGGGCGAATCCGACGAAAGCAACTGAGACCTGGGCAAATATCGTTAACTATCTGGCCGACCTCATAGACCCGACGTGCAATATGGACGTGATGACCACAGGCGAGCGAGCAGATTACGAGTGCAGCGAGCACATCATGCGATGCCTGAACTGCGGCGCAGAATTCGGCTACGTGCTCTATGGCGAGGACGGCGACGTGAGCATGGACGATAAGCCAAACTACTGCCCGCACTGCGGGACTAGGGTGGTGAGCGACGATGACTAGAAAAGCTGGATTCTGCCCTACGTGCGGGGCATCGAAATGCTACCAGAGGTGGCACCAGCACGTCATGACCGACTTCTCGCATGAACTCGTGGACGATGCCCGCCTGTCGCACATGAACACGGCCGACGTATTCAAATGCCCATCGTGCGGTTTCGTCGGGTGCGTGGTCGAGTACCACCAGAACGGCAGCGGATTCTGGGATTTGGATATCCCGTGCGATTGCGAACCGCTATTCTGCCCCGAATGTGGCGAGAGGATGGTGGTCGAATGAGGGTCTACAAGTGTGACAGGTGCGGGGCGTACGTCTCGCGAACGGTTAGGGATTTCTTCGTGCGCAATCCGACGAGGGGGATTTACAAGCTGCGCAAGAATATACACCTCTGCAACGACTGCGCGAATAGCTTCCGCGAATGGTTCAGCGAGTGCGAGAAGGAGCCGAGAGGATGAGCGAGATCGAGCTGAAGCCCTGCCCGTTCTGCGGGAGCGAGGGCGTAATATGCAACAGGTTCGAAGACGTGTATTACGTGGAGTGCCTTGGCTGCAGCGCAAAGGTCGAGTCGTACAACGGGCTGGAAGACGCAGTAGCAGGCTGGAACACGCGAGCCATAGACCGCGATGAGCTTTTGAAGATCGCTGACGAGCTTGAGAACAAATTCTTCGTGGTCTACGACAGCCACGGAGAGATCGATCATGCAGACTGCTTCGTTGAGCGGATCATGAAGGCTGTTGACGCATGATCGCGGATTGCGACACTGGCGGAACATAAGCGTTGCAGCGGGTTCTTTCACGTCACGCCTTTCTAACCGCTGCATCCTTTCGGCAACCCCCTGTCTTTTCTGTCGGCAGGGGGTTGTTCTTTTTTCTGCGCCCTGATACAAGCGCCGATCATCGGAAGCGGAGAGAAAGGAGCGCCCACTTTCAAAGAGCGCATAGAGATTGCTTCTAAGGTTTCACCTAATGTAAAGCGCGTTATAGCACGTGTGCAGCCGTATCTTCCGCAATGCAAGCAGACGCTTATAAAGGCGCTTCCTGACATGAAGAAGGCTGGGATACATGGAATAACGATCGAGGGCATGAAGTTCAAGAAGAAGAAGCCTGGCACTGTTCGCTTAGGCGGTGACTGGGCGTACCCAGACGATACGCTAAAGCGCGACTATCTTGAGATCAGATCACATTGCCGCGAGCTTGGTCTTGCGTTCTGGTGTGCTGAGAACAGGCTTAGGAGTCTTGGAGATTCAACGGCTTGCTGTGGATGCGGTGACATCCCTGGGTTCGAGGGCAATCCGTTCAATTGCGTCAGCGTAAAGAACGGCTCTGGTGCTGTCGCTACAGGCAAGATGCGCGACAAAGGCACAGCCAATTGCTTCAGTTCGATAAGCCAAAGTGCTGGAATCTATGATCTTATAAAGCAGAAGAGCTTTTACGAAATGATGAAAGATTCAGCAAAGATGTTCAGCTGATGCACAAGCCACGGTAATGCGTGGCTTGTTTTTTATTGCATATTATAAACCTATATATATGTTATAATATGATCATGAACTGTTTAAGAAACGCTTAGGGGTGGGGATAGCAATGACTGCAACCGAAGCTCAGAAAAGGGCGAGCGCGAAGTACCAGAGGGAAAAGACAAAGCAGGTAAACCTTAAATTCTCGCCTAACGAGATCGAGCTTTACAATTGGCTTAAGGCGCAAGATATACCTGCTTCGACAGTGATCAAGAATCTTATAAGAAGAGAAATAGAAAAAGAATAATAATTCTAACGCATATACCGTTGATATATGTTATAATTATATCAACGGGAAAGAGAAAGGAACTTTCCCATGAGTGAAGGAGAATACAACACAATGACCAAAGACGAAATGCAACGGCTTGTTGACGAGGAAATTGCAAGCGGCAAAAGCTACGAGGAAGCCTTGAAGAAGCTTGCAAGGATAATCGGGATTCGCCCAAGCGAGAAAGCCTAAGCATGAGAAAGGGAGCCGCGCTATCGGCTCCCTTTCTTTTTGTCTCACAATGACCAAGAGACGTCGCTAGAATACCACCATTCAGACCCCGCTTCGGCGGGGTTTCTTTTGCTTTGCGACACGCCAGCAGAATTAGCGGCATGGCTAAAGAGAAATGCACAAAGGACGTAATAAGGATCGCCGTGAAGCTCAAGAAGCACGGCGCTTTGGACAAGGACATCGCCCTTGCCTGCGGCGTATGCCCTCAGACGCTTAGCACGTGGCTCCATCATCCGCAGACTGCCAATCAGCGCGAATTTTCCGAAGCCGTCAAAAAGGTCGAGGTCGATTTCAAGGACAAGCTGACGCAGATCATCATGAGGGACGCGCAGGAAAGGGACTGGAAAGCGGCGGCGTGGCTGCTTGAAAGGAAGTATCCCAACGAGTACGGGCGAGTTACCAGGGTCATCGATGATTCGGGCGATTCCGAAGAGGTTCCGCGCATCGTGTTCAACCCGAAGAATGGCGGAGCGGAATGAGGGACATCGACCTTGCCGATCTGACGATCAGCAAGTTTTACGGCGTTGTAGAGAGCGCGTTGAACCACGACCACGGCGAGTTTTGGCTGATGGGAGGTCGTGCTTCGCTCAAATCGAGCGTCATCAGCCTTCTTATCGTCTGCCTGATCGTTGCGTTCCCGTGGGCGAACGCCGTTGTCGTTCGGCGCTTCGGGAACACGCTTCGCGATTCCGTTTACGCGCAGATCATATGGGCGATCGACATCCTGGGTTTGTCGAGCTTCTTCCGCGCGAGGGTTTCTCCGATGGAGATCGTTTACGTTCCCACCGGGCAGAAGATCGTTTTCCGAGGGATGGACGATCCCCTAAAGATGAAGGGCGTGAAGTTCGTTAAAGGCTACTGCGCTATCCAGTGGTTCGAGGAGCTTGACCAGTTCGAAGGCTGGGAAGCCGTGAGAAGCGCGTTGAAGTCTTTCAAGCGCGGCGGCTCGGTGTTCTGGACTTTCTACAGTTACAACCCGCCTAAGACGCTTTGGAGTTGGGTCAACCGCAAATGCCTAGAGATGCAGCGCAAGCCTGGCTGCCTGGTGCATCACAGCACGTACCTAGACGTTGTGGAGGGCGGTCATGCCGATTGGCTGGGAGAGCCTTTCATCGAGGATGCCGAGTGGTTGAAGCAGACCGACCTCAGCGCCTATGAATGGGAACTGCTGGGAAAGATCACGGGAACGGGCGGCTCGGTGTTCGACAACATCGTTGAGCGCAGGATCAGCGATGAAGAGGTTGCAGGGTTCGAGCGCGTAAGGAACGGCGTTGACTGGGGTTGGTTCCCCGATCCCTGGCGCTTCATTCGCGGCGAGTGGGTTCCGCGAGAGCGCAAGCTGATCCTGTTCGAGGAGCATTCGGCGAACAAGAAGCTTCCGAAGGAAACGGGCGAGATCGTAAGGCGATCGTTGACTTACCCCGATTACAAGGGCGGCACCGCATACACGCACAATGACGTTGTGTGGTGCGATGACACGGCGGACGGCAAGCAGCAGATGGCGGATTACCGCCGAACCTTCGGGATCAACGCGAAGCCAGCGAGGAAGGGAAACATGCGGCGCATAAGCTACATGTGGCTCACAGGCTTGCGTTCCATCGAGATAGACCCGGTTAGATGCCCCTATGCGTTCGAGGAGTTCAGGCTTAAGGAGTTCGAGCGCAACAAGGCGGGGGAGTGGATTGACGAGATTCCAGACGGCAACGACCACAGCATAGATGCCGTCCGTTACATGATGATGAGCGATGTTCTGAGGAGCGCATAAGTGGCAAGCGAAGAAGTAGACTACACGGTTCCGTTGCATGTTCGGAAGTACCTTACGAGCCTAGGGTATGAGCTGTGCGATGGCGTTATGACCGACCTTATAGACCAATGGCGGGACTGCTACGCTTCCCGTGGCGAGTTTTACGACTACTGTGACAAGGACAGCATGGGGCATACCCTCAAGGTTCACCGCCGATCCTGCAAGCCTGCGAAGAGGGTATGCAAGGAATGGGCGGCGCTGATGTTCAGCGACCCTATCACCGTCTCATGCGATGACGAAGTCTGCAACGCATGGCTTTCCGATTACCTTGAGCGCATCAACTTCTTCGGAAACGGAAAGCAGCTTGTGCAGGATGCCTTCGCCCTCGGCACTGGTGCTTGGGCGCTCTGGCTCGACCTCACGGCGCAGAAGATGCAGGTTCGCCGATACAAGGCGAAGCAGGTTCTGCCGCTTACGTGGGACGATGACGGCGTTACGGAATGCGCGTTCACGAGCCGTGTTGCAATCGGCGGCAAGGTGCTCGATCAGGTGCAGTTGCACGTTTGCGAGCCTGACGGATACCACGAATCCGAAGTCGGTTCTCTTCGACCGAAAAACTGAGAAGCGCGTAGCCGTTGATGGCGTGGTCGATGACCTCTCCACCGGATGCGAAACGCCAACGTTCGCGCTTGTGAAGCCTGCGATCGCCAACACCTTCGTAGACATCACGCCTTACGGGCAGAGCGTTTTCGCCGATTCGATCGATGAGGTTCATGCGGTCGATCTTTGCTTCGATGCGATCTTCAACGAGGTCGATCTTGCTAAGCTCCGTATCTTCATCGATGACATGCTCATCGATGTGCAGGACAAGGACGGAAACCGCCAGGCTATCCCGTTTGGCAGGAACGACAACACGGTTTACCGCAAGGTCAGCGGCGTTGGCGATGGTCAGCCTATCGTCCCCTTTGCCCCGCAGATGCGAACCGAGCAGCAGGTCAGCGCGTACCGCCTGGCGATCCAGAAGCTCGGCGATGACTGCGGTTTCGGGAAGAAGTATTTCGACATCGATGCGGCAGGCGGCATGAAAACCGCTCAGGAAGTCGTTTCCGACAACGCCGACCTGATGCGAAACATCAGAAGCCACGAGCGTTTAATGCAGGGAGCAATCGCCGACATCTGCCGCGCATTGTGCCATTGCGCAACGAGGTTCCTCGGCGCTGGTCTGGGCGATCCTGGCACCATTACGGTCAACTGGGACGATTCTGTGATTGTCGATACGCAGGCTGAGAAGGCGCAGGATCAGAGCGAGCTTAACGTAACGCTGAATCCTTGGGAGTACCGCAGGAAATGGTACGGCGAGAGCGAGGAGGAAGCTAAGGCTAACGTTCCTGGCGCTATCGCAGAGGACGATTACGCGAGCTTCGGTGAGCAGTAATGCTTGACGAGGAGAAGGACGCTAGCGCCGAATCGGAGGACGCTCTAAGCGATATGGAGCTTGCGATGCTCATCGCCACTGCTTCTGCCTTGGTTTCATCTCCGATAGCGCACAAGGCTATCAGGAAGAGCGGGAGGGCGCTTCTCGCGAAGTTGCAGCAGATAGCGGGGGCGAACCGAGAATCCGTTAACGAAGCCATCGATCACGACTTCCGAGGGAGCTTCATACGCAACTTGCTTGCAGACGTTGAGGACGCTGAGAAGGTCACACCGAAGGCTGCAAGCCTTGCCGCGAAGAGGGCGCAGCAGAGGGCAAGGAAGCCGATTGCAAGCGTTCAGCGGTACGCAGCCAAGATGTCGCAGCAGATGGCGCAGAGCGCCTACATGGAGTACCTAAAGATTGCATCGGAAGCGGCGTTTGCGTCAACGGGCAACATCGACGATCCAGGCATAGGCTACGAGAAGGCGCTTTCCGCAGGCATCGCGAAGATGGCTAGGAAAGGTTTGACTGCTTCAACGTACACGCGCAAGGACGGAACGGTTGTCCATGTTCCCGTTGACGTTGGCATAAGGAGGGCGATTGCGGCTGAGGGGCGCGAGCCTAAGATCAAGGCAACGCTCGATGCGGCTGAAAGTTCGTTCGGCTTGGTCGAGGTGAGCAAGACGGCGAACCCCCGCGACACGCACCACCGCTGGGAGGGGCGCGTTTACTCCACGGGCGCTAGCACCGCAGGGTTCCCGAGCTTCGAGGAGGTCGTAGGCGATCAGATCAACGACTACAACTGCGGTCACCGCATCCGCGTTTTCAACCCCAACATTGGGCGGCGTTTCTCCGACCCGCTTGAGGGGACGGGATACACGGCTGAGCAATCGGCGGCGCTGCACACGGAGCAGGCGAAGCTTGAGAACGACATCCGAAAGCTGAAGCGCGAGCATGAGGTGCTTCACAGCATGAAGCTCGATACGGATGACGTTAACCGCCGTTTGAAATACAAGCGCGGCGAGCTGCAATCTCTGATAAACAGGCATCCGAAGATATTGAGCCGCCGCGAATGGCGCGAGTACACATACGAGAAGGCAAGGCGCGAGCTTGGTCTTTACGGAAAGGTTCACCTCGACAAGAACCAGCAAATGACGGTGATGCTGAAAAGCGGCACGGCATATGCGCAGAGCAAGATACGCAAAGCTGAAAGGGCGAAACTTGTAGATATGGCGCTTGCGGACAACTCAATTGCGATGATGGAAAGGCGCTCAATGAATGACAGGCAGTTCAGGCTGAATGCTAGGAAGCTAAAGAAGGAAAAAGGCTTTTTCGACATTGCGGCACACGGATTGCCTGGATACGTGGAAGCATATGGTAAGCGAATTGATGCAGAAACAGTTTGGGATATTGTGCGGAAAAGCGATGGATACAGCGGTGAGGATATTCGCCTTTGCGTGTGCTTTGGAGCCGTGGAAGACGAGAACGGTAGGTCGATAGCTCAGGAGCTTGCCAACATATCTGGCAAGAAGGTGAAGGCGGCTACGAAGTTCTTCTTCATTCGCCAAGACGGTTCGTATTACGTTGGCAGCGATTTCTGGCATTCGGATGGTAAAATGGAGCTGTTCGAGCCGAAGGGAAAATCATGATTGGAAGCGAGAAGAGATTCGAGAAGGCGAGCGATGCCCTTCTTTCCATGCAGACGGAGATAGCGTCCGCGATGGAGCGCCTGTCCGAAACCCCGTATGCGGTCGCTTCAACGCAAACCTATGATATGGTCACTGGCGAACAGCTCGGTGCCTTGTGCGCGTACATCCATGACGGGTTCGGCTGGACTTCGGAAGACCTTTACAACTTCAAACATTACGGGTTGGTCGATTACAGCAGCGAATACGCAAAAGCCGCATTCGAGCATTTTCTTGAGCTAGTTTCCGCGTAATTGACATTCAGAACCCCGTTTTTGTGGAATACACGCAAAAACGGGGTTTTATTTATCCATTAAGCCGTTTCCGAGGTCGATAGATCGAAGAAGCGGCTTCTTTTATGTGATTGCTCAGGATTGCGGAAAACCCGCAACAGGCATGAGCAAAGCGCCATAACCGATGAAAGCCGCAAAAAGCGGCTTTTCTTTTGCCTATAAACAGGATTTCTGTTCATAGACCAAAAAAACGGCTTGTTTTTCGGTCTATCGCCCTGACGCATCAAAGCGCCCTGCGACACGCAAATAGATTCTTCCTTGCTTGGGATAGCGCAAAAAACCCACCTAAGAGCGGAGAGAACCGCGCAAACAACCACTAGGAAGGAACAGGAATGCAAAAGCAAAACGATCCAGAAGAGAACAAGCTTTCTGCGCAAGGAGCAGGCGAGAACGCCAACGGTGAAGGCGCACAGGGCGAGGGAAACGATGGCGATGACGGCAAGGTGCTAGACAGCCACGGTCAGCCAGGGATCAACAAGGAGCGCCACGACAAAGAGGTTGCCGAGTTGAAGAAGCAGATCGAGGAGCTTAAAGCCGATGCCGCAGAAGCCGCAGAATCGAAGGCTAAGCGCGCTGAGTACGAGCAGAAGGTAAGCGACCTTGAGGGCAAGCTTGCCGATTCCGAGCTGTCGCGAAAGCTCGAGAAGGAAGGTTGCCGATCCGTCAAGGCTGCAAAGGCTCTGCTTCCCGATTATGACGGAGACGTTGAGAAGCTACGCGCTGCCGAGCCGTTCCTGTTCGAAGAGGTCAAGCCTACTGGCTCCACGGGATTAAAGCCGGATGCGGCTGATCCCAAGGACGATCAGGAGGAGCTTGACAAGCTATTCGGAATCAAGAAGTAAGGAGCAATAATGCCCGTAAACCTCGGAGATTACGCATCTGAATTCACTACGCGGCTCGATACCATCATCGAGCGCGAATCCCTGACCTCCGACCTCGGAGACGGCGGTCTGCTCGGTGAGTTCACCGATGCAGGCGAGGTCAAGGTTCCCGACATCGTTGTCGAGGGACTGGCCGATTACAGCCGAACCGATGGCTTTGTGTCCGGCGGCTACGCCTTCGGCTGGCAGACTTACAAGCTTCGCTACGATCGCGGTCGAGAGTTCAGCATCGACATCCTCGATGACGAGGAACGCGCGAAGATCGTCTCCGCGAAGGTGATGAGCGAGTTCACGCGAACCAAGGTCATTCCAGAGATGGACGCTGTCCGATTCGCAACCATGCACGAGCACGCAGGCGTTCAGAAGGCTGAGACTATCACCACGCCCGAAGCAGCCGTGAAGGCTATCGAAGCTGCTGAGAACAAGATGCAGGACATCGGCATCGACCTCTCTGGCGTTGTGCTCTACTGCACCAGCGAGCTCAAGTCGCTTCTGCGAGCAGCGCAGAATTACCGCATGAGCCAGGGCGAGAACCCCAACGGTCGATTCACCTTCTACGATGACATGAAGATCGTTCCCGTGCCTTCCGCTCGATTCCAGACCAAGATCGAGCTGCTTGACGGCACCACTTCCAACGAGGAAGCAGGCGGCTTCAAGGCTGCTTCCGATGCGAAGCTGATCAACTTCATGCTTGTAGATCCTTCTGCCGCACTGGCAATCCAGAAGCACCAGACGCTTCGCTACTTCGCCCCTGCGGTAAACCAGAAGCGCGATGCGCATCTTTGGCAGTATCGCGTGTTCCATGACCTTCTCGTGCTCAAGAACAAGAAGGACAAGATTTACGCTTCCGTCCCTGCAGCTTAGGAGGGGTTTATGTCGACAATCGTAGGAAGCAACGGAACGCCATCCCCAAAGTGCAAGCCTAAGGCTCGGCCTTCGGCTGCTGGCACCAAGGGGCAATAGGCCCCATGGGAGCATACGACCCGACATACGCGGAGTTCGAGGCTTGGGGCGGCACGCTGCAGGAGGGTGCCTTCATGCAGCTGCTTCCACAGGCGTGTGCCATGGTGCGTGACCTGGAGTTCCCGAACGAGCCGGACGATGCAACTGCTCAAGCGCACTGCAACGCCGTATGCGCCGCCATCTCGGCGGCGTCGTTGAACGGTGGTTTCGCAGGAGCTGGGTTCACGCTCGGCTCTTTCAGCGTGAGCGGCGGCGGCTACTCCGAAGCCACGCAAGCCGTGGCAGATGCGGCAAGGCGCGAGCTTGTAGGATCTGGCTTGCTGTTCAAGGGGATGATCCGATGATCCCGCCAATTCCAATATCGGTGCGCACATCGAGCATCCGGGTTCGCAAGCCTGTTGAGAGCGATTTCGGCGGCGAGTACGGCGAGCCTGAGACGATCGAGAACGTGCGGTTCGAGGGCGTTTCCGCGATGGTGCGTGACGAGTACCGCCTTGTCGATGGCGCTAAAGGCTTGCTTTGGGTCGATGCAACCAGCAGGGGCGCGTTCGCGATCCCCGAAGGCTCGCTTGTGTCGGTTG